GGGCGCCGGCAGCACCGGCCGCCCGTTCGTGTGATGCGCGGCCAGGAGCCTCTGCTGCAGATGCGCCGCGCCGGCTACCTGCCGTGCCGCACAGCCTGGGTGACCGACAGCGACAGCCAGCTCCATGCCTGGTTCTCGCGCAACTGGCACCGGGACCGCAACGAGTTCACCGACCAGCAAGACCCGCACCTGCACGTTGATGAGGGCGATGTGCCCGAGTTGCTGGACTTCTGCTGCCTCGTCGGCATGCAGGTCTGCCTGTTCGGCCAGCGCGGAGACGACCGCGCGCGGCGCCTGTTCGCCGCAATCCGCAAAGCCGGCGCTGGCCTGTTGGTCTGCGCCCGGGACGAAGAAATCTGGTTTTACACGAAGGAGCAAGGCGGCAATGGCAAACGTCTTCACGCTTGACGACATCGATTTCGCGGCCTACGAGCAGGAGACGGACGCACAGCGCAAGGTGCTGCCCGCTTCGCTGTGGGTTCAGAAGCTGATCGACCGCATCGAAACCCCGGTGAAGGTGCGCCAGCGCCTGCTGCCGTGGAAAAAGACCCATGGCCTGGCCCAGTTCCGCCCCGGCGAAGTCACGGTCTGGGCCGGCGCGAACGGCAACGGCAAGTCCATGGTGACCGGCATGGTGGCCCTGAGTCTGTGCGCCCAGGGCGAGAAGGTCTGCATCGCCTCGTTCGAAATGAAGCCCGAGCGCACCCTGGAGCGGATGGGCCGCCAGTTCTCTGGCATGAACCCTGAGGCGGTGGGGGCGCGTGGCAGCGACCAGGCCCGCCGCAAGCTGATCGATGTGTACGAGCAGTTCCGGGATTGGACCGACGACAAGCTCTGGCTGTACGACCAGCAGGGCACCGTGGACTGGCTGCAGGTTTGCGCCGTGGCCAGGTACGCCGCAAAGGTGCTGGGCGTCACGCAGATCTTCATCGACTCGCTCATGAAATGCGTGCAAGGGGAGGACGACTACAACGGGCAGAAGGCCTTTGTGGACCAGCTCACCTCCATCGCCCGAGATTGCGACGTTCATATCCACCTGGTCCACCACATCAAGAAGCCTGCGAACGAGGATCACGCGCCCAACAAGTACGACCTGAAGGGCTCGGGGGCCATTTCTGACCAACCCGACAACATCGTGCTGGTCTGGCGGAACAAGCCGAAAGAGCGCAAGCGCGAGGAGGGGAAGCTCACGCCCGAGGAGGACGCGCGCGACCCCGACGCCATCCTCATTTGGGACAAGCAACGCAATGGCGAATGGGAAGGCCGGATCGGCCTCTGGTTCGACAAGGCCAGCCAGCAGTACCTGGGTCTGCACGGCGCAGAGCCGCTGCTTCTCTACATCGACCCGAACGAGTAAGCCATGAAGAACCCTTCTGAACGCAGCCTGCAGGTGCTGGCCTTCATGCGCGAGTTCTTGGCCGAGAACGACCAGCTGCCGCCGGCGTGCGCCATTGCCAAGCACTTCGGCTGGGCTTCTGCCAACGCCGCACAGGAGCACATCAACTCGCTGCGCGGGCACGGCCTGGTTGAGACCAATGCCTGCGGAAAGCTGCGCTTCGTCCGCGCCACCGCTCAGGAGACCGCTCAATGACCCAACCCGTCACCATCGTGCTGCCCTATCCGGTGTCTGCCAATCGCTACTGGCAGACCCGCGTGATCCGCAAGGGCGCGACCAGCATGGCCATGACCTACGTCTCGACCGAGGCCAAGGCGTTCAAGGAAAAGGTGGGCTGGCTTGCCAAGGCTGCCGGCGTGCGCAGCCCCATCGCCGGCCGCGTTGCCATCGCCTACACCCTGCACCCGCACCGGCCCCAGGACTGGGCGCGCCGGGCGAAGCGCGACCCCATGGCCTGGGACGACACCGTGCAATGCATCGACCTGGACAACGCCCAGAAGGTGCTGCTGGACGCGCTTAAGGGCGTGGCCATCGAGGACGACCGCTGGGTGCGCAGCATCAACGCCCAGCGCGGCGAGCCGGTGGAGGGCGGCAAGCTGGTCGTGACCATCACCTCGCTGGCCGTGGCCACCGCGCCCGTGCCGGAGCAGGGTGACCTGCTGGGAGCGCTGGCATGACCACGACCATCACCCTGGACGAAATCAAAGCCCGGTGCGAAGAAGTCGGGGAGTGCTGGCTCTGGCAAGGCGCCACCAGCGACAACGGCTATCCCATCATGAAGCGCGGCGGAGGACCCTGCCTGCTTGTGCGCCGCGTGGTCGCTGACATCAAGGGCACGCCGCCAGCCGCCCGCCAGCCTGTGGTCGTGACCTGTGGCGAGAAGTGCTGCTGCAATCCGGCCCACGTCCGCCTCTCGACCGTCAAGAAGGTGGCTGAAGCAGCCGCGAAGGCTGGCGCGTATTCGAGCATCGACCGCTGCGCGAAGGTGGCAAAGGCTCGCCGCGCAGCCCCTGGTGCAAAGCTGGACGCGAAGGTCGCCCACCACGACCTGGTGCAGCGGCTGGAGACCGGCACGGCCACCGTGACCGATTTGTGGGACTGGATCGAGACCGGCTTCACCTACAGCCAGATGTTCCGCCTGCTCTGGGAAGACGGCGAGCCCCTGACGCCCGAAGCTGAGGCAGCCATCGCCGCCCAGCTCAACACCTACCCGGCCGTGCGCGCGCGCCTGCGGGCCAAGAAGCGCGTGGGCCTGTCCGGGCCTGAGCTGCAGATCGCGCGCCAGGCCGCCCAGGTCTTCGACGGCCTCATCGACCTGGATCGCAACGGCATCGCCGTGGCCGCCGTGCAGTGGTCCGATCAGCAGATGGTCCAGATCCGCAAGCACCTTGGTTGATCAAAAATAGGAGCACAGAAATCATGTTTGAAGCCTTGGCGCACGACACCGAGCGGATGCTCAACCAGGCACTGAACGACATCCTCGCCGACTGGCACGCTTGGCAACTGGCCGACGGCATGGCCGAGGGATACCCAAGCCGCTCACCATCCTGCGTGGTTGGCCCGGCCGGTGGCGGTGACGATGGACCGGACATGGAGACCGTGGACGCCGTGATCGATGCGATTCCCCAGCCGCACCGCACAGCCCTGTCTTTCGCAGCACGCAACCTGCACTGCCGCGCCGAGGTCTGGAACAGCCCCAGGCTCCCAGAGAACTGGGCCGAGCGCCAGATCCTGCTGATGGAGGCCAGGAACATGCTGGCCCGCGGCCTGATGGATCGCGGTGTGTTGCACTGAACGAAAAACCGTAGCAGAATGAGCCCCGGGACGTTGCGTCCAAAAACAGAGCCCTGGCCTAAATCGCCAGGGCTTTTTCATTGGCCCCTGAAGAGGGCCATCACGCAGGCCGGTTGGTGGGCACGCGCCTTGGAGTGGCCCGCCCCGAGAGTACGCTGTAGATAGTATCTGCAGGGGCCAGCCGGCCGCCGTGATGGTGAATGCGGAGCCTGATCCGCCACACTGGTTCGACGCGACGCCGCAAGGCGCCCCAGGCAAATCAATCGTGTCACGCACCCGGGATCAGGAGGGTGCCACCACAAGCGCTGAAAGTGCGACAAGCCACCTGGGTGCAAGGCCCCGGGAACAACACCAAGCCTCGATTGCTCGCGCAGTCGGGGCTTTGTCGTTTGCGCCCGAACCAGCCGGGACGCGCGCTGCGGGATTGGCGCGCGGGAATGTCTCGCCACAAGCTGCGGAGCTGGTCAGCGAACGGCATCCCCCCAGCGCCCCAGCAGGCGTAAGTCCGATGGGGTGACTATCAACACGGCCTCGCTGACGCGGGGCCATTTCGTTTCCGCCACCGCTCGGGCGCATCCACCACGCCTCACACGCCAGGGACGCCTTGCCCGCAGCGGTGGCACCTATTCAAGAGTCTCTGAATTGATGCCGGATGGACTGAAGGTGCGCGATGAGGGCGTCCAGTTGCTGCTTTGTCACGGCAATTGGGTAGCCGCCCTGAGATGCGCGCAAGACGTCGTGGTGGTCCACGTACATGAGGTACTGCTCCACGTAGGGGACATAGCCCGACAGACCCATCGCCTCCATGTTGGCGATATCTAGCACGTCTTCATCAATGGTCACTTGAATTGGCCTCATCAATTCGCCTCCTGGTTAAAGAAGGCAATTATGAATTGCTGGGCACCTTTCTCCATTCCGCAGAAAGAACACATATGGCACTCACCCCAAAGCAAGAGCGCTTTGCGGCCGAGTACCTGATCGACCTGAACGCAACCCAGGCCGCGACCAGGGCCGGCTACAGCGCCAAGACAGCGGCATCGCAGGGCGAACGACTGTTGAGGAATGTTGAAGTAGCCAAGGCCATCCAGGCGGCCCAGGCGGCTCGCTCCGCGCGCACCGAGATCACCCAGGACATGGTGCTGCGTGAGTTGGCCAAGATCGGCTTCAGCGACATCCGCAAGGTGGTGCGCTGGGGAACGACGGAGCTGTGCACGAATGAAGGCAAGGACGGCGAGGCGGTGACGGAGCCGTATCACGGCCTGCGCCTGGTGGCGGCCGATGAGATCGATGACGACACCGCCGCCGCGATCGCCGAGGTGAGCGAGGGCCGCGACGGGCTCAAGGTCAAGTTCCACGACAAGAAGGGCGCCCTGGTGGACATCGGCCGGCACATCGGCATGTTCAAGGACCGCGTGGAGCACACCGGCAAGGACGGAGGCCCCGTGGAGGTGGTCCACATGACGCCGGAGGCTATCCGGAAGGTGATGGAGCAAGATGACTGCTGACGAAAGCATCCGGGCGGCCATGTGCAAGGCTGATGGCCTGTACTTCGCCCGGTACTTCTTCAAGCAGCGCATGGGCGCCAAGATGATCGTGGCGCCTCACCACAAGGTGATCCAGGAGACCCTGGACCGCGTGGTGGCTGGCGAGATCACGCGGCTGATCATCAACATCCCGCCCGGGTACACGAAGACCGAGCTGGCGACGATCAACATGATCAGCCGGGGCCTCGCCCTGAACCCGCGCGCGCGCTTCCTGCACCTGTCCTACTCGCACAACCTGGCCCTGCTGAACTCGGGCACGGCCCGCGCCACGGTGAAGTCGGCCGCGTACCAGGGCATGTGGCCCATGACGCTCAAGGACGACTCCGACAGCAAGGCCATGTGGTGGACGGAGCACGGCGGCGGGGTGTATGCCTCGTCGGCCGCCGGCCAGGTCACTGGCTTCCGGGCCGGGCACATGGAGCCGGGCTGGCAGGGCGCGCTGATCATCGATGACCCGGTCAAGCCCGACGACGCCTACAGCGAGACGGTGCGGGACGGGGTGAACAAGCGGTTCAACGAGACCATCAAGAGCCGCCTGGCCATCGAGACGACCCCGATGGTGGTGATCATGCAGCGCATCCACTACCACGACCTGAGCGGCTACTTGCTGCGCGGCGGGTCTGGGGAGCAGTGGCACCACCTGAACCTGCCGGTGCTCATCGACAACAGCGAGGCGTACCCCAGCGAGAACACGCACGGGATACCCATCGCGCACGGCCTGCCGGATGGCTGGCTCTGGCCGTTCAAGCACAACGAGACCCACCGGGCCGCGCTGTTCTCGCACCGGAGGACGGCAGAGGCCCAGTACATGCAGCGGCCGCGCCGGTTCAACGCCGAGGGCGCGCTGTGGACTGAGCAGCTGATCGCCGCGGCGCATGCCCTGCAGATCAAGATGGAGCGCCACCGTTGTGTGGTGGCCATCGACCCGCAGGCGACCAACAGCGACGAGAGCGACGAGACCGGCATCGTGGCCGCGAGCGCCTACGGCTCGGGCGACAAGCGCCAGTTCTCGGTGGACGGCGACTACAGCGGCAAGTTCAGCCCGGCCGGCTGGGCCAAGAAGGCCATGGTCGCCTACGAGCAGCACCAGGCAGATGCCATCGTCATCGAGACGAACCAGGGCGGTGACATGGCAGAGGACACGCTGAAGAACGCCGGTTTCAAGGGCCGCGTGCTCCGCGTGCACGCCAGCAAGGGCAAGTTTGCCCGGGCTGAGCCCATCTCGGCCCTGTACGAGCAGGGCAGGGTGTCGCACCAGGGCGCCCTGTACACGCTGGAGAACCAACTGATGGAGTACGTCCCGGCTACGGCGAAGAAGTCGCCTGACAGGCTGGACGCCATGGTCTACGCAATTACGGAACTGGGTGGCGGCAGCTACTCGTGGAGAGGCTTCTGATGGGCATCATCAAAAACATGGCTGATGGGCTCGTCAACATCGTGGCGAACCTGGGCACCGGCCGCGACAAGGCGGCGCACAACCACTACGTCGTGACGCCCTGGACTCCTCAGCAGCTGGAGGCGATCTACCGGACCTCCTGGCTGGCCAGGGCCATCATCGACTACCCGGCCGAGGATGCGACCCGTAAATGGCGGCAGTGGCGCGCCGAGGCGAAGCAGATCACCAAGCTCGAGCGCCTGGAGAAAAAGCTACACCTCAAGCGCCGCGTGCAGGATGCAAAGACGGCCGCGCGGCTGTTCGGCGGGGCAGCGATCTACCTGAACACCAAGACGGCGAAGCAGGAGCTTCCGCTTCAGGTGGGGAAGGAGGAGATCAGATCCCTGGTGGTGCTGACCCGGAATAGCCTGTCCCCTGATCCAGTGGTGCTGAACATCAACAGCGACTACTACGGCCGGCCGGAGTTCTACCGGCTGACCAGCGGCGCAAACGCTTCGCAGGTCGTGATCCACGCCAGCCGCTTGGTGATCTTCCAAGGCACCACGGTGCCCAGCGATCCCAGCACGGCCACCGTGCAGCAAGGCTGGGGCGACAGCGTGCTGCAGTCCACCATGGATGCCATCCAGCAGATGGACAGCACCATGG